CCTTGAGCAAGAAACCTTCAGAAAAAACCCAACTCGGGTATAGAAGGTGTCCCTTGATCCTACCTCCGGGCGTACAAAGTACGACACTGGCGGCCTTTCCCCAAATCGCGTATGATCGCACAGCGATCTTAGAGTGGCAATTCAATACGCCGTTTTTGGAAGAGCTTTGCGACTTCCGTCCTCTGCCCCGTCGGTCAGGCCGGACGCTCCAGTTCTACGGACAGACTCCGTACGCTGCCGCGACCTACAACCTGTCTGAAGGCATTCCGGGTCCGTCGCTGCAACTGAACCAAGTTTTCTCTGATGCTTTCGCCGACGAATACGGCGACTGGATCGGCATCTCGAACGTCGCCCAGCAAATGTTCCTCGCGGACATCACGCTGGACGCCAGCCGCAACCTGTCCTACCGCGGCGCGCTGACGAGCAATCTGATCGCGATCAACGGCTTCGAAGCCGCGTCGACCGCGCAGGCGTCTGCCCGCATCGATTTGCTGGACAACGAATTCATGCTTTCCAACACGATCCGCAAGAGCGAATCCCAGTTGATGGGTAACGCTGTTCCGGGTCGCGACGGCGGGCTCTACACGTCAGCCATGCACCCTTACGTTGTGTACGACTTCATGTCGGACAACAGCGCCGGGTCTGCGGTGGACACACTGAAGCGCTCCGAAGCCGGGTCTTCCGTGCTGAAGGGCGACATGACTCGCGGCTACACTGTGCTCGAATGGGCCGGTGTCCGCATCATCCGCACTCAGACCGTGCCGACCTACGCCAACTATCCTTCGGTCGGTAAGACCGGCTACGCGACGTACATCGTCGGTCGCGAAGCGATGATGGCCTCCGAGTTGCTGGGCAACCGCGTTCCGCGCAGCCCGAGCTTCAAGGTGAACGTCAAGACTTTCGGCGACAACGACATCGATCTGTCGAACCCCATGTTGCAGACTCGCGCAATCGTGAGCTATGACTGGTTCCTCGGAGTCGTGGCGCGCCCAAATACGAACGGGACGAGCGGCTTTCGCCGGGTGAGGTCGGAGGTCTCCGCAGTTTGAGGAAGTATCGGGCGTGTAAGTTTTAGACTTTCTCTTCTATAGTAGGGAGAGAAAATGGAAACTAAAATTTGCACGAGTTGTAAAATTGAAAAGCCGATAGACGATTTTGCAGTACGCAAGAACTACAAGGGTGAGCACCATACGTGGTGCAAACCCTGTACCAACGCACACAATCAAGATTGGCGACATCGCAATCCTGAGAAGGCGCGGGCAATTGCAAACCGGGCAGCAAAAACGGAAACAGCAAGACTTAACCGTACAGCTAACCGAGCAATAATCGCAGAAGAAACTGGAAAACCATACGACCATGATTACATGGTTGAGTGGCGAAAGAAAAACGTAGAAGCAAATCCAGATTTCTTTTGGGAGAGCCACCTAAGACATAATTATAAAATGTCTCGGGAACAGTATGAGGCTCTGGTACAGAAACAGGATGGTGGTTGTGCCATTTGCGGCGGTCAAAATCCAGACCATCGAAAATTGGCGGTAGACCATGACCACTCTTGTTGCCCGAAGCAAAAGAAGTCGTGCGGTAAATGCATTCGCGGTTTGTTGTGTTCTCGGTGCAACCATATGCTTGGGCATGCGAGAGACACAATTGAAATTTTAGAATCAGGAATTTTGTACTTGAAGTCTTTTAAGCAAGAAAAGGACAAAAAACAATGAGTAATGCATCGACCATACGCCGTCAAATTGCAGGAACGCAGCAACTGACTCTGGCCCCGCTGTCCGGGACCACGATCACTACGACTGCGACCGCGTTCCAACTCAACAACAACGGTCTGACTCTGACCGGCGGGGGCGTTATTCCGCTGGCCGCGGGCGTCACCGGGTTGTATCAAGGCACCGGACAGGTTCTCTGGATTCACGCTACCGGCACCGTGACTGGCGGAACGGTTTCATCCACTTCACTGATCATCAAGCTGTACCAAGTTCCCGCTTCCCTGTTGCCGATTGCGAACACGCTCTCCGGCGCGCAGACGTTCACAAGCTGGAACCTGTTGGCCACATCCGGCACTGGAACTCTCGGCTCTACTGAAACCGCCGGGATTTTCTATCTCGACGCAGAAGTCAGTTTGGACGCGCAGGGAAATCTTGACGGCACGTTCAATTCTGTGGTGTTCAACACGATTTCCACCGCGAACCAGCACACCACGCTGACAACCGGGCTAGTTGGTGAAGCCGACCTGAACTTCGTGATCGTGGCGACGCTCGGGGGAACTGAAGTCGGCGTCATTGTGAACCTTAACGAATTTTCGCTCAATTTGATATAAAATTGAGTTTTTCAACGCTCTCGGGCGTAAGCCCCATAAACGCCCTTCGCCTTGTAAACGAAGGGCGTTTTTGTTTTCGAGGAGTTTTGATCGTATGGGTTCAGTGCTTTCAGATAATTTCGCGCGAGTGGCCGCCAACTTAGGTGTGAATTGGACTCAGCTAACCGGCGGATTCACCGTGAACAACGGTGCAACGGCAACGCAG